AGATTGTTTGAAAGACCACATGACATTAAATCATAATCATCAATCAAACCTTTGATTGGCTTCAATCCGCTGATTCTCTTGCGGTTATTATCAAGCCGGAAGAACGGAATAAAACCAAGCGCATCATAATACGTTGTTTCATCGTTTTCGCGCTTATAAAGTATATGTGGGCGCGGATTAGGGCGTTCCGGTGTTGATGGTTCATCAAGGATTTCGCCTGTTTTTTCTGAATAGAAAAAATATGTTGCTTGATCATCCCACACTTGGATTCTTTCGATTGGCTTTCTATCTTTACCAATCTTTTCAATGTAGTGATAGATCACATAATCCTTTCCATCTGAAGTGTATTTCGAATCAACTTCCACAACACCAAGTGAATCAGCCGCTTCAAAAGATATTTGATCGTTACGGTTCTTATATGCGTACATATAATCAAAACCCTTTGATATTGTTCCGGTCAAAAGTTCATACAGTTCCGAAAGAAAATCTTCATTGTAGTTGAATCTTTCATCAAGATAACTTTGAAGTTGCGGATCATCCGACTTCACGAACCCGCTTTTCCCGGAAAGCATATACTGAACTTCTTGATCCACAAGTTCCGTAAAGAACGGATGTGAAATCTTTATGTTCGAACGCGTTTCATCTTCAACAAGAACACCATCTGAATTGTAATAATAAAGCTTATAATTCAGAATATCGTGTTCACCTTCGTAATACTTCAGCCCTTGAAACGCTTGCCGTTTAAGATTGCTTGCCTTGTCTGATTCTATAAACGAAAGTATTTCAGTTTTCGTTAACATTTAGTTCACCTTTTTCATATACGTTTGATTTGAATCTTTGATACAAATCCATCCCCCATACTTGTTTGAATATATCCAATTCGATTTGATCTTATTGGCTTCAACAACTGTTCCTTTCTGAATAACGTTGATCACCTTGCTTTTGGTGCTGTTTCCTGTTCTAACGTTCATAGCATAAAGCGTTTTATACTTCACAACGTTGTTCTTATCGGAAAGAAGCTTGTTCACTTCTGCTTGAATGGCTGAATAAGAATATCCCGCCGCTTCAAGTTTCTTCTTTCTTGCGTCACCATTTCCCCATTTACCCGCGATTACTTCTTTCGCTATTTCCGCGTTTGATTTCTTTGTTGCGGGCTTTGTTAGTGCTTTAGCAACATCAGCATAATCCGGTGCGATGAATCCACGGATATATCTTCCGTTTACTTTGATTTCACGATAATCAACGCGATTATGATGATTCGCTTCAAGAACTTTGATTGTTGAACCGTTAACTTCAACAGCTAATCCAACGTGATCCGGGCTTCCGGTGTTGTTTCCTTTCCCGGAATCATCCCAATCATAAAGAATCCAATCACCCTGTTTTGGAACATAAGCATCGTTTTCAATCCATATTCCAAGCTTCTTTGCTTTGGTTATCATCATCGGACAACCCGCCGAAAGCGGAAAATACTTCTTTGCAACCGTCTTTCCAAATGCTTGAATAGTAAATGCGGATAATCCACCCGCGCACCACGGATCATTTGATTTAAGCGTATATCCATCCGGCTTCACGCTATTGAATTCACTTACAAGTTCCGAATGATTCTTTGAACCTTGTGCCGTTCCAACGTATGATTTTCCAACGCTTATGATTTTCTTTCTTGCTTCTGTTTCTGTCATTTAAATCATCTTTCCCTTACGTTACTAATTTCATCATCAATGAAATAAACCACGAAATGTTTCAGTTTGATCAACCCTGTTGTTACTACATAACAATCACCACGCGCCCATTCACCAACGTAATTGATCACGCCCGGTGCGGGAAGCTTGTGAACCCTAAAATATTCTTGAATCTTCTTCTTGTTTTGTTCCTGTTCCGTCAATATAACCACCTATTTCCAACGATATGATCTTCCAATCCGTAACGCATCGCATCCATCAAGTGATTGAAATCATCTATTGGAACGTTCAATGCTTTTCCGAACTTGTCTTTACTCCAAGTGTAATTTGATATTTCGGTTAAGAAGTTGTTGCATCTTGGATGAATTATTATTTCCAAATCTTGAATCCATTGGATTCCGTTCTTTATGCTGTCTTTACCTTTCTTTGCACCCTTGATTCTTAAACCAAGTGAAGATAATTCATCAATGGATTTTGGTTCAGCGGAATCCGCTGTGATCTTTTCTTTCGAATATCCCATTGAAGTTATCTTTTCAAATATCTTTCTGTTGGATAAACCCTTTTCATAAAATTCATCCCACACATAAAGCCTTTTGTTTTCCAAATCTAAAAAGCCTATAAAAAAAGCGGATGGATCATTCGTGTAACCGAAATCCAAACCGCTTACCGTTTTGCAACGCTTTACATCTTCAAGCGTGAATGATTCTTCACGCCAATTTTCATATATCAATCCATCAACGATTCCCCATCCACCTAATCCGGCAACGGCGTATCTTCTTGGATTGTTCTTCTTCATTGTTTCGAATAGCTGTTTATCACCCTTATCAAGCCATTCATTGCACAAATAGTTTGTTGTTATCGCAAGGATGTTTCCATCTTCCGATATCGGTGTTGTTCTTTCTTTGTATATCGGATTGTTTTCTTTATCATATCCGACTATTTCATCAAAGAATCGGTGCTTCATCCAATGGCGTTCATTCCACGGATTGAAAGTGAACGTTATCTGTTTGAATAATCCTTCACCGACTTCACCACGGATCGATTCATCGAGCATATCGAAATCAGATTCATTCATGACTTCATACGCTTCTTCAATCCACAACCAACACAATGATCCGGTTTCAACTGTTATCGATGTTACTTTCATCGGATCATCAAGCCCCCGGAAATATATCTTTTGTCCTGTTGGTTTGTATGTTATTTCAAGCGGATTTTCCTTTGCGTAAAACCAATCATCAACACCTAAACGATTGATAGCCCATTTAAGTTCAGTAAAGCATGAATCCTTTAGTGATCTATACGATTTACGAACCACCAACAGATTCGCATCCTTCCACTTCATGATTCCCCAAATAAACCACAATGCCGCGGTTTTACTTTTCTTTGATGCTCTTGAACCCTTGACAACACGGTATCTTCCGCGGAAGTTCCAAAACGTTTTATATCCGCTTCCAACTACATCCGGAAGCATTATCTTTTGATAGTTAACGTTCAATCTGAACACCCCGCTTTCACAAATGCTTTGTATAGCTTTGGAAATTGAGAAGCTAACCAATCAACAAGCTGTTCGTTTGAAGAATAATCATCAAGCCCGGATTCACTAAAAAAGGCATGAATCAATTCATGCCGCATAACTTCTTTGAATCTTTCGTGCTTTTCTTCAATCGTTGCTTCATCGTAACACATTGATTCAACCGGGCGTATTCTGATCAGTTTCAGATATGGTTTACATTCACCATCCGCATTTATTTTTTCAAGTTCAGAATCAATCTTAACAACGTAAGATGTTCCAAGAATATTAATCTTCAAGATCACCTTCCCCGCTGATTACCGGAATAACAACGTTTACATTTACGTTTTCTGCAACACCTTGCATCTTTGCAAGCTGTGTGATTGCTTTGATTGCATCAGCCGCACCAACTCTTTTGGTTACAACAACACCTTTTGCCGTTGCGACTTCTTCTTTCGTTTCCATTCTTCCGATTGCTGAAAGTCTTTCTTGCATTTCAGCAATTTCCATGATTGCGGGCTTTTCAACTTCCGAACGTAATTCACGGATTCGATCTTGCACGTTAGCCCTTTTTAGCAAGCGACTTGCACACGCTAATGCTGAACCTTCCGTGTTAGATTTATACCCCGCTAATCTATAAGCTTCAACAGCATTTCCGGTTTTGGCGTAATGCAAACAAAACGCTTCCTGTTTCTTATTTGTTAAATTCATTACACCATCACCCCTTTCACACAAAAGAAAAGCCGCAACATAAGATGGTCTGTTGCGGTTTCCTTGTAATGAATCGTTAATCGAAAAAGAAAGGATTCCTTTTCTTTTTCGATTATATATTATATTAATTACTTTAAATAATCAATGTCAAATGATGTCAAATCGTGTCAAAACTTTTTCAAATTCTATTAATGCGCGTCCGTGTTTATTATCTATTGTTTGACGCGTCCATCCTAACGCTTGCGCTATTTCATGCCATTCTTGAAGAAGCACATAACGCCGCATAAGAATCGCAACGAATTCATCATCATCGATCATGTTGATCATCTTGATTGTTTGAATCTTAATTTTCAAAAGTTCATTGATATCATCAACTAATTCATTTTTCAAATCTACGATTTCTGCAACTATCGCTGAATTTTTATCCGTGTCTAAACTTGTTTGAATATCGACTTCTTTGATATGCGTTGTGCATTGTTCAAGTGCATCATATAAGCTTTGGATTTCAAGTTTTTTATTTTCGACTTTTTTATCAATTTTTCTTATCTGATTCAAATATCTTTTCGCGTTCAATTGTGATCCTTCCTTTCTGTTCAAGATGAATTCAAGTAAAATCGTTGAAATTTCAATGCTTTCACGATTTTGTTCAAGGTATCTTGAACATCTTGAACACATCTTGAACAGCTAAAACCCTTGAAATTTCAACGTTTTCACGCCCTGTTCAAGATGTTCATGAACAATTTATATATTTTATATATTTTATATATAGTATTATTTTTTACTTTTTACTAAATTTACTTAAAAATGATTTTGTGCGTGAACATCTTGAACAGCACTTCAACCCCTTGAAATTTCAACGAAAAATCGTGTTCAAGATGTGTTCACTTTGTTCAAGTGAAAGCAATTTTTCACAAATTCCACACCATTTTGTAAAAAATGATCATCAACACCACCATCCCAATCAACAGGCAAGCCCACGAAACACAAACACAAATTTCATAAAGAATCTTCAATTTTCCATGCGCTTCGTAACCACCGAATTGAATCAAAACGATTGCGAAAGTATAACTTACACCGAACAAGGTTATCCAAATTTTAAAACCAATATTTAACATTTTGATTTTCCTTTTTAACTTTTTTCCGCAATTTTTAACTTTTCATTGCTAAAATATAACTTTTTAATAACCTTTTTAAACAGTTTTCGTTATTAATTCAGCATACGGAAGTTGTTCGATCCATCTGCAAAAGATATGCCATTCATCAAGCTTGTGTTCCTTCCGGGCGTGATACATATTTTTAAGAACCGCATAATTCAAAACCACGGTGCGTTTCTGATTGTACGAACTTGGAAGAAGCTGAATCATGTTCCACCAATACTTTTTATCTTTCTTTTTGATAAATTCATCACGGTTCATGTTCAGCACGTTGATGTTGTAATCAAGCACTTTCATTGAAGCTTCATCCAAGTGTTCACAACTGAAATCTTCAACCGTGAATTCCTTTGAATGAATCTTGTGCATCGTTGAACAAGAATTTGCAACTGTTCCAACTTTGTAAGTGTCGAATTCCTTCCACCAATAAAGCGGCGCGTTGATATCCATCGAAACATTTATCATGCGTAAGAATTTGCCGTGATCATTCCCGGCTTTGGAAAGCTTCATCATCAGATCAAAATCATTCTTTCCAATATAATCTGTCATGCCGTTATAATCCGTAAAAACTGAATCGGATTTATCCCATGAATTCATCGGATTACGCATCCCGCGAATCGCGGCTTCAAAACCGCTTACATTAGTTTTTGATATCTGAATCATTGTTTCCCCCCTTCACGATAACTTTTCCGATTGTCCAAACCTTTTCTTCTTCATCGAAATACTTGATATCTTTGGTTTCTATCTTTTCAACGTTTTCGATGAATCCACCAAGCATCACCATTTCATCAAAATCGCAATCATTGTTTGCAATTCTTCTTGTGCGATAATCCTTTAAATCTTCAAGATCAATTATTATCATTTTTCTTCCTTTCCCTTCTTCGCCGCATCGCTTCACGCGCTTGCTTCCGTACAAGTTCCGGATTATTCTTTTTCAATTCTTTTCTTCTTTCGTTTCCGGTGATCCTTGCTCTTTCTCTTTTACATTCTTCCGAACCACACGTTATTTGCCTGTTGTTTATCGGAATGAATTCTTTTCCGCAAATCACACATTTCTTTTTTGAAATTAATGTTTCAATATCTTCTTCGGATAATTCGATTCCAAGAAAATTTCCTGTTGCGTCATAATAAACACCATCCATCTTATTCACCTACTTCCAATGGCAATCAACGCAATCACCGAAACTTGCACCCATGCAACCATTACATCTTTCAGCTTGTTTTTTCGTTTCCTGTTTGTATATCCATTTCAGAATATCCAACAGCACTTTCAGAATTCCGAAAAGCAATCTATCTTGCCACAAATCACGCGGATCATTCCCCAAATCAATCATTCTTGATTCGATATATTCTGCATCTTCCGTATACCACTTCAATTTGTTACCCCCTTCACATAAACACCGACTAAATCACCATCGATTCGAACGCGCTTAACATCCAAATCCAAGCGGCGTTTCAACTCTTTTGAAAAGTTCGATAATGTCATTTCTGAAAATCCATTTTCAACACAAAACATTTTGTATCTTCTGTGAATTATTCGTGTTGGCTGATTAACGATATCTTCAAGCGGATTTTCTTCAAGGAAAAGAAGAATCGGATTGTTGTGAATCTCATAATCCTTGATTTCTTTTTCAACCTTCTTGGAACGTGTAAATTCCTTGTTTTCAAGCACTCTTTTCAAACCATCGATTGCAAGCTTACAAAGATATTCCATCACTTCTTCATCGCGCAATTTCCAAATGATATACGGATCATAATCCGGATCAGCTTTTGAAAATTTCGCATTGAACGGAATTATCACCAATCTTCTTAAAACCGCGCCTGTTTTATCTTTCATCCGGGGAATATCGTTTGCGGAAAAAAGAAGTTTCACATATGGTTTCATGAAATAGATATTCGGATCATTCTTGATTTCCGCTTTTACTTCATTTCCGGAAACGATTTTCTTGAACATTGCAACGGCTTTTCCTTGAAGAAATTCATCTGAAATATCATCACCGATGTTTGCAAGCCTGTTTCCCATAGTTGCGATTGAAAAACGTTCATCAAGTTCACCGATATCAAGTGATGAACAATTCGATTCACCAAGCACACCACGCACCATTTCAAGGAACGTTGATTTTCCGTTTGCCTTTTCCCCTGTCAGAACAAAAGCTTTGGAAAGTTCATTTGCGCGGAAAAAGCAATATCCGATACATTCTTCCAACAGCTTCCGGATTGCTTTATCGTTGCAAGCAAGCTTGTTTAATGTCTTATCACCAAGTTCGCTATAAGCGGATTTATTGTACTTGTGCGGGATTTTATTTGTTAAAACGATAGATGGATTAAATTCCATCATTTCCCCGCTTATAATGTCAAATATGCCATTTTCAAAGGCAATGTAATTGACATCTTCAACGCGCAATTCCGGAACAACGATATCCAAATATTTAAGAACTTCGTTTCGCTGTGTTGCTTTGAGCATCGGAAGATGTTGTATCATCTTCTGTTCGATTTCTCTTGAACCGGGAACATACACACCATCATGATAAATATGCAACTGTCCGTTAATACGCCCTATGTGGTCATTGTTCATCAAAAAATACGCGAACGCATCATGTAGGAACTTGCCTTTTTTGAAAAACGTTTCAGCCGGAAAAGCTTCATCGCGTGTGATGGTGTCTATTTCATCTTGTGATAATGGTTCTTTGAATATCCAAGAATTGATTATTTCAAGCGTTTCCCGCGATTCTTCCTTTGTGAATCCCGCGCTTGTTAATGTGAGAATGTAAGAAAATAACGTGTTGTTTCTTCCGTCACCTTCTTCAAGTTCGAAAAAATTGATATTAGATTTAACAGGATGTAACCACTTCGGAAGTTTGCACACATCCCCTTCTTCTTCCCATTCGATGAATCTTTCTTCACCATCGAATTTCAGAATTTCATAAGAATTGTGATCACCGATTTTAATATCCGCGGTCAATCCACACGCTAATTGAACGTGTGTACCGCACTTCATAACACCGGAATTTTGGAACACGAAATGTTTTCCGCGTGTTGTCTGATAAACACGGCAATTGATTTGATTAGCTTCAACGATTTCCATCAGAATTTCAGCTTGTGCCGCATCATCAACATCAATAAGAATAATTCCATCTGCAAGAATTCCGGCGTATTCTTTTAGATTCTGAACATCTTTCAAAGACTTCAACGGAACACCTTTGAATTTGTCCATCGATTTTTTATTCTTTGTTCTTATATATCCCTTAAAAAGTTCCATTTTTTATATAACTCCAAAATCTTTTAATCTTTTGTTTGCCGTGTTGATGTACCATTGATAATCAAGCTTTTGCGGCACTTTTCGCGCGTTCACATCACCATTGATTAGAAAACACGATTCCGGCGTTCCTTCCATCTTTGCAAATCTTCCTGTTTCCGCGTGTTTCTTTGTTAATCCACCATCGGATTTATCAAGACTTGCAAAACATCTTACAGTTTGATCATTTATTCTTTTTCCACCGTGTTCAATGTATTCATATTTGTTGGATATCTTTTTCACCATCTGAAATTCTTTCAGATCAGTACAATTTGAAATTGTCTTTTCAACCGGAACACCATGCACCATGTATTCAACCAATGCTTTGTTCACAATTGCCAAATCATAATCAAGTGCGGAAAGCTTTTTCACATATGATCCTTTGGATTTGTATTTTCCATCTGCATCAACAATTACATAATTGTTCACATCCTTTTGGAAAACTTTCACATATTCATCGAATTCAAGAACCAATCCTGTTCTTTGTTCCCACTCATGCGCGATATCATCAATAAGTGAATAAAATTCATCTTCATCTTTTCCATCCGGCATTTTGACAAGAACACCATCCGTGTTGGATTGGATGATTTCACAATATGGTTCAAGATGTTCGATCAAATCCAATATGAGTAATTGACCATACACACAAACGTTGTTAGCTTGCCGCGGATCATAAAGCGGATTGTTTTTATCTTTCATTGCACCATATGTTCCGTTTATTACGATTTTCAACGGTGCTTGCAACGGATTCTTTTCCGCTTTGAATTTCAAACGTGTTGCAACGATATCATTGAACTTCTTTGGATTACACGAACGTGAATGAAGATTGTAATTGATCATCAGATTCGGATAAAGTGAAGCAACATCCATGTTGATGAAATATCCTTCACCTTTGTATTTCTCACGCGCACCGTGAACACCACCCCATCCGAAAACGTGCGGAACACCCGCAACCAACGTTTTCAATTGTGTTTTCTTCTCTAACATCTTGCCGGATTTACCGCGTTCCATATGCGTATAATTTCGGTTTTCCGGGGATTTATACCAATCAACAACGTATTTATACTTCTTGATTTTCAAGCTGTTAGGAAAAGAAATATCGAATTCATCATTGTATGTTCTTTTGTTAGCTTCCAAGATTTCCGCGGATAACTGAACTTTGGTTTTGTTGATTGCTGAAATCGGAAGATTGAACATTTTGATCAATCCCATCTGTGCTTCAAAATCTGAAATCCTTTCAAGAAAAACTTCAATTGTCTGTTCAACATCATGGCGGCAATAATAAACCATATCTTCGATTTCTGAATCGGTTAATTTGCGGTCAATATCGAATGGAACGGAAGTTTCTTTTATTGAATTTCCCATGAAGCCTTCAAACACTTTCAAACCACGGTCAATGTTTGACATTACATCATAGTTGTTCAGCGAAAACGCCCTTAAAAGCGATGAAAACGCCCATCCGGGCTTGTCTTTTACGATTATCCATTCATTCATTTCATACGCATCAAAACCCGCTAAAATCGCTTTTAAAATCCATTGATCGTAATGGCGTGAATTGAAGCCGATCCAAATATCTTCTTTGTGTTTTGAATAATAATCTTCAAGTTTTTCTTTACTATTGACCACAACTGTTTCAACTTCCGCTTGTGTATCAATAAGCACAACCAACCAATCATATTTAGTTACTTCGAAATCGTAAAAAGTCATTTTTCACCCATTTCATCAATTATTCTGCAAATCAGTAACATCATGTTTGTTTCTTCATCTTTGTTTGCCGCTAATTTATGAATCGTTGGAAGAAGATTTTCCGGATCAAGTATTTCCAAGAACTTTTTCATCGCGTTTGCTTTTCCAAGATGATAAATTGAAATGATCATTGAAGTGATACAAACGCAAAGAACAACAAGATTTATAAAATTCATTCTTTTTCCATCCTTTCGATTGTTCGATTCAGTTTGAAATCAATGTGCTTGTTTATCTGTTCTTCTGAAACAGGAAGCATTAATTTAAGCTGTTCAACTGTAATGATCACATCAATCATTTCATCGAATATCTTATTCAAGCTTCCTTTCTTATTCAGATATTTCAGAAGTTCACATTGAAGTTCTGCAAGTTCTTCACAACATTTCTGCACTTGATGTTCGCTTCCGTAGTGATCCAAAATTTTGGCTATTTTCGCGTTTTTTTCTGAATCCATAGGATTCCCCCTTTCCATAAATTTCCGGGCGTAAACATGGAATTTACGCCCGGATTCACCATTTAAAATGGCGTTAGGAAGAAAATAATAAAAGCTTAATTGAATGTTGCATCAAACACATCATCGATTTTGAACGTGTTATATCCTTTGCGGTTTTCGCCGTAGTTCAGATCAAATTCAAGTCTATCGCAATTTTCGAAAACATCCATGATCAAATCATTATAGTGTTCGTAATCACCATCGAACGAAATATCTGCAACATCGGTATCGAGTGATTCCATGAATTCATTCACGATATGAATCTGAAATGGTTCTGTGATAACTTGGTTCATGAATATGCAAGAATTCTTGAATTCACCATCAAGGATTCTGAACTGAACCGAAAACATTGGTCTGATCGGTTCAGCCTTGGTTTCACGCATTTCCATCTTTTCGATTTTCACGTTGTAATTTCCATGCGGGATTTCAGCATATTCGCCGCCGCCGTTCTTCTTGATATCTTCAAGTTCTTTCTTGAACTCGTCTTTGTTGATTGCCTTGTTAAACTTTGAAAAATCCATCTTTCTTTTCCTTTCTTCTATTTGTTTATTGATTCAAGTATATCTTTTGCAAGCTTTCTTAACATCTTATTGAAATCAAGCGTTTCCGCGTTTTCAATATCTTCTTCATCCGGCTTAACCAACGGAAGAAATGATTCAAGTGCTATTTCGACAGCGAAAGTTGAAAACGCATCTTCAACATCTTCATTCTTCTTGATCATATCGATAATGCAAGATTTGATTGCTATGTTTTCAAGTTCTTCTTTCTTGACCGGATCGGTTTCCGGACACGGCATTTCTTTAAATGCTCTTGCAAGCATTTTTTTCATATCAACTTCTTCAAGAAGATAATCTGCAACCACATTGAATGTTTCATCAATAACGTTGTTATTGACGGTATGAATGATTTTTTTCATTATGATCTTTCCTTTCTTGTTCTTCTCTTGCGCTTTGGCGGCTCACTCGGTTCAGTTGGTTCAACCTTTGGTTCACTTGGTTCAACTTTTGGTTCACTTGGTTCAACCTTTGGTTCAACAGGCGTTGGAATCGGTTCACCACTTCCGAAATAATAATTTCTTACACCATCCACGATTGCTTTCAAATCATTATCGATTTCAGCCGGGAACATTCCCATCGGTGATTTCACCGGATCATGTCCGGAATTCTGCGTGATGAAAGAATACTTTCCATCTTTTACGGATGTTTTCAGAACAATCGTGAACATTCCCGGAATATTGATCTTTTCATCAAGAAGCTTTCCGATTGTTTTCATTTTCTCGTTTCCGGAATCATCGCGGTCAATGTGAGAAAGAAAAACAACGATTTTTTCCGGCGGCAATTCTTTCACCATGTTCACCAAATCCCAAAAATTCACACCGATTTCCGTGAACTTATCATATCCGCGTTCTGAAGCCCTACGCATAAATTCATTTGCCATTAAATACTGACAATCATCAATAACAATCGTATCTGCAAAACAATCTTTTGCGAACTGTTTGATTTTTCTGTACTGATCGGAATCGATTGTTTCATCGAATGATCCGCGGAACGGAAGCGGCTTACCCGCAACGTTTACAAGTGCAACTTCATCTTCTTTGAAGTTACGCATTGAAGCGGATTTTCCTGTTCCGCTTTCACCAAGAATTAAGATTGGAATTCCCATTTTTTAAACCTCACTTTCTTTTTCGAATAACGCTATTTCCAATTCATCAATGAAGATATCAACACAATTTCTGAACATGAT